TTTTTATTAAATTTTGGGAAGAGCAAAAAAGGCAAGTATTGGCAAATCTAAAGAAAACTAAAATCATAGCCAAGATTGCCGAAGACGATGTTGATTATATTCTTTTCTCTATGAAGACGGAAAATAAACGGATTATTGATGTTACTAAACCTGTGCTTACAGAATCACTGAAAGAAGGAATAACGGTAGGGATGGCAGAGGTTGGGATAGATGTTGACCTTGATTTATTTAATGAGCAGATTGCGAGGGCTATAACTAAAAGAGCCCCCCTGATTAAAGGAATGAACGAGACCACACAAAAGGCATTACGAGGTAGGCTTTTAGAGGGGATTAAAGAAGGGGAATCGGTAGCAAAACTTTCCAAGAGGGTAGAGGGATATTATAGCGAAGCGGAAAAATATAGGTCAGTAATGGCGGCAAGAACTGAAACAGCAGTAGCGGCAAACGAAGGTTCAGCATTAGCATATCAGGAAGCGGGTGTAGAGAAAATGCAATGGGTTATCAATCCTGCTACTGCCTGTGATATATGCGGACCATTAGACGGGACCGAAGCAAAAGTTGAGGATGGTTTTCCCGAAGGTGAACCCGGCGGAATTCATCCTAACTGCCTTTGCACTGTTATACCAGTAATGTAATGAAAAAGAATAAACAGGAGAATAAAATGGAGATGATTAGGAAATTTTATAACGGGGTGATTAAAGAAACTAACGAGGAAGAAAGAACTTTGACGGTGCTGATTACCACTCCGGCGAAAGATAGGATGGGAGAATCAGTAGATGCGAAAGGTGTTAATTTAGAGAACTATAAAAAGAACCCGGTAGTATTGTGGGCTCATAACTACAGTATTCCTCCAATAGCCAAAACTTTATGGATCAAGAAAAGCAAGGAAGGGATTACCGCAAAGCCGCAATTTGCAAAGACTGCTTTTGCCGAGGAGATTTTTCAACTCTATAAAGACGGATTTCTTAATGCTTGGTCCATCGGGTTTATGCCGGAAAAATGGGTAGATGGTGACGAAGGTGATGACATAAAGAGGACTTACGAGAAATGCGAACTTTTAGAATATTCTGCCGTTCCCGTTCCGGCCAATCCAGAGGCGATAACGCAGATTCGTTCAATAGTGAAATCTAAAATAATAGTTGATGCCGTGGAAAAAGAGCAAAAAAAATTGGGCGAGGAAGTTCTAAAGCCGGAGGAGACCGATGATTATATCCGTCTTCCCGTAGCCGAGCCGAAATCAGATGATACTATTAGAACCATTACCGTATCAGAAAAAGAGGGTATTCAAGCCCTATATGCTGTAGAGCGTAAATTGATTTTGACATACATATTTGATAAGGCCAAAGAATGGACGATGGCGAAAGCGAAGAAATGGGTAGAAGACCACAAAGACGACGAAAAGATAATGGAGACAATTATGGAAGAAATAAAAGCCAAGTATACGTGTGAATGTATCAAATGCGGTCATAAGATTGAGACAGATAAGCATTGTAAAGATTTGAAATGTTCTGAATGTGGCGGGCAGATGAGGAGAGCAGAAAGACCTGGCCCGGGACAAGATTCCGGGAAGGAGACAACCCCTTCTAAAGAAACACCGAAAGAAATTAAATCTAAAACAACCCCGGCAGTAGATATTTCCGAATATACTGTTGAGGATTTATTAATTGCTTTTGAGGGTGGGGTAATTAGCAAGGATGAAGCCCTGAAAAGAGCAAATGAGATTATAGAGGAAGCAGGTATTCAGATTGAAACAGAAGACAAAGCGGGTGCTGTTCTGAATAAAAAGAATAAGGATAATCTCAAGAAATCGCAGGAACTTATCCAGCAGGTGTTAGATAGTTCCGGGGCAGTTGTTGAAGATGAAGAACCTAAAAAAGCGATTAAAGACCCAAAACCTGAACCTGAAAATACCGATAAAAATGAAAAACCGAAAGATGATAAACCGTTGTTTGTGCCGGTATCGGAAAAAGAAAAAGAGGTGAAAGCGGAGACGGTAATATCATCTGAAGTAGCGGAAGTAATGTCTCAAAAGATTGCCGATGCAGTAGATAAGGCAATTAGGAAAATAACAGGGAAAGTAAGTTAAGCAAAAATTCTCATTGTTAAATTATCAAAATATCAGGTGCTGGAGATGGTCAGTAATATAGTCATTAGGCACTGGAGATATTAGAGAAAGAATGGTGGGATAGGAAAAAAAGGAGAAAAAAAGATGGGTAAAGAAACTGAAAACAAAGTAATGACTATAGAGGAGTTTGACGCACTTCTGGAGAAGAAATTAGCCACTGCTCTATTGCCCCTTACTGAAAAAGTAGAGAATAAAATTCAGCAAATCGTTCCTGTAGGTGATTTGGCCTTACAGAAAAGACAAGCCGTTGCGGAGAAAGTAGTGAAAATGGTCAAGGCGCTCAAGGATGCTGATTCTGTTGAATTAAAGGCTCTTACAGAAGGGACTGCGGCAGATGGTGGTTATCTTGTGCCGGAAGAGTTTATGGCAGAAGTCCAGAGGATAATTCCTACCTATGGTATAGCAAGAAGGCTTTGCAGGATTATCGGTATGGGTTCTCTGACCAAGAAAATCCCGGCTCTTACCGCTGGGGTTACAGCATACTGGATTGGAGAGAAAATTGCAAAAACTACTTCTAAGTGGACACTTACTCAGGTAACATTAACAGCCAAAAAACTTGCTGCGCTAATCCCTATGACAGACGAACTTTTGGACGACAGCGCAATAGGTGTAATGGAATTGTTGGCTGACCTCATCGGAGAGGCTTTTGCAAAGAAGGAAGACGAGGCCTTGTTTGTGGGTAGTGGAAGTATCACGGGTATTATGCCTTCTGCTGGTGTTGTAGTTACCAGAGCCAGCGGGACAGCATTTAGCACCATTACTGCGGACAATCTTCTGGATATGACCAATTCCATTCCTTCCGGTGCACTCGCTGGGGCAAAGTTTTATTTAAACCCAACGGTTTTAGCATATATTCAGAAACTCAAGACGGTATCAACTCTTGACTATATTTATCAGTCACCGTCTCAGGGATTACCTCCGACAATCTGGGGTCGTCCTTACGAGGTTACTGATGCTATGCCGGCAAGTTCTGACAGTGCTGCTGATACAGCCTTCGTGCTTTTTGGGAACTTAAAGAGAACGCTTTTCGGAAATCGCAAAGAAATGACTCTGGATGTTTCAAAGGAAGCAACCGTTGTTGATGGAGAGACAACCTATAATATGTTCCAGCAAGATATGCAGGCATTGAGAGGAGTAGAGAGGTTGGACATTGCGGTTCCTCTTCCAGGTGCATTTGCGGTTCTGAAGACTGCTGTAAGTTAAGTGTAACAGAGATGGGCGGGGTTACTCCTCGCCCTTCTCGCTATAATGAGAAAACCAAAAGTTTTACTCGTTCCCGATTCTCCTAATTGGGCATTTGATAATCGCTGTAATGCTTTGATAAAACATTTAAGCGATTCGTTTTTTTTTGAAAAAGTTTACTGGAAGGAGATGCCCGACATAGATTACAGTATTTTTGATTTGGTCTATTATGCGGGATTTTATATGATAGGTTCTTCCAGAGATAAAGCGTGGGGAACATTTAAGAAAGAGCAAATCGTTACCTCTATTCCGGGCCTTGTAAGTTGGGGGGTTAATGAGGCAATTCCTTTTCTGAATAAGTCAATTGGATTCTCGGTCTTAAATTCTATCTTACTGAAAGATTTTATTGATAAAACATCTGCTAAAATATTTTATACCCCGAATGGAGTTGATATTAACCTATTCAGACCGATACCGAGACAATCTAACGATGTATTTACTATTGGATGGGCTGGACATTCTGGCCACAAAGGTAAAAGGTTAAACATTTTAAGAAAGGTTGTAGATGGTATTCCCGGAGCAACTATTTTAGTTCAAGATAAAGAACATTACATTCCTCACAACGAAATGCCTGAATTTTATAATCGCATGGATTGCTACTGTTGTATATCAGAATCCGAAGGTTCAAATAATTCTATTTTAGAAGCAATGGCTTGTGGGTTACCCGTCATATCTACACCCGTGGGGAATGTGCTCAGACTATTAAAAGACTGTGCGGGGGTTTTAATTAAAGATGATTTATCTGATTTAAAGGAAGTAATAATTACAATGATGGCGGATGAGAATATAAAAGAAATCGGGAATAAAGCAAGGCGAGAGATTCTGCACGGGTGGGCTTGGAAAGAAAGAGCCCTGCAATATAAAGAGATGTTTGATTATGCCTTAAATTATGAATAAAAAAATCTTCGGCGATAAGAAAAGGGTAACTTGTCCCGTATGTAATTCTGGGAATATAGAGAATATTTGGAAAATTCCCTATAAACACTTAAAAGAAATTGTTGAGATAGAAAAACATAAGTTACAACTTATTTCTTCGTTTGACTATAGAACTATTTACCATTTTAGTATTTGTAATAACTGTAATTCTGTTTTTTTAGACCCCTATAATTCAAAGGTATGGACAAGTAACAAATTCGTTGATTATGTTAAAAAAGCCAAAGAAAGAACCGAGTGGAAAAATTATGGATGGCGGATTGATAGGGTTTTACCCTTTATTCAGCATTTCGGTCTTATTATTGATGTTGCTTGTGGGGGTGGCCAGAACCTTCTTATTCTTAAAGAAAGGGGGATAAGGTGGGAACGGGAAGTGGCTATTGATGTAAGCCAGCCCTGTATTGAATATTTAAAATCTTTAGGTTATGAGGCATATTGCAGGAAAGCAGAGGATGATTTCCCGGAAATTAAGAACGGTTCGGCTGACTGTGTTTTGTTCTGCGAAGCATTTGAGCACGTTGAATCGCCATTTATAGCAATAAAGAATATGTCTGGGTGGCTAAAGGTTGGCGGAGTTTTATATCTTTCCGCACAGGCACAAGAAGGGGATATGTTTATTACGCCAGGGGAAAGCATGGCAACGAATTTTGAAGCACTAAAAAATCTTTTTGATAAATTTGGAATGGATACAGTTTTCAAACTTTTTAGTTCGGGTAAGTGGATAGTTATAGGAAAAAAGAGATAAGGAAAATTTTGTATGAAAATTATATTTAGCGGCAAGAATCTTAAAATTGGTAATCAAAATAAACCGGAAATAGAGATTTCTTCTCATTCAGAGACTTATCAGCCGACATATTTTGCAAGAGAGTTTGAGAAATTGGGATATAAGACCGCATTTTGGGATATAGGCGGATATATTGAGGATGTTAACGATATAGAAGGAGATGCACTATTTATAAGAGGAACAGAGCAGTTAAGAATGTTTGTGGCACGATATGGCTATACAAAGATGGCAAAATATATGTTTTGTCATCTTGATAGAGGTGATACAAGAGTTGTTAATTGTAAAAAGGTTGCCGAACTATTTGATTTAGTATCCCTTACTTGTGATTATACTACAAATATATGGGGAAAGTATTACAGCGATAACGGTTTCACCGCCGGATATGGATTTCCCGAAGATTGGGAATTTCCGTCTACTGCCGAATCTCCCTATAAGAAAGATAAGAAAATCTTGTTATATTTAGGCGCTATGTATGATAAAAGATATACCGAATTTATTGACAACGTGGCAAAAGCATTGCCCGATGTAGAGGTTCATATTATCGGATCTCTTTTGCAGACAGATAAATTATATGTGAAATTAAAAACTACTCCGCAAGAAAATGTTGCTGGGCTTATATTTAACGCTAAAAATATTATTCTACACGGACCGATGAAATATGGCACATTCAATAATTATCTTTATCACGCAGATTTGGGATTAAACTATTCTCCTTATGTGCTTATGGTTGTTCACTGTAAGGTGTGGGATTATCTGGCAATGGGATTGCCGACTGTATCTATTCCTAAAAATAACCCTGAGAATTTTCTTATTGAGAAAACTGGCGGGGGATTTTGTGTGTCCGATTTTGATGAATATATCAAGGCGATAAAAACAGGATTAAATCTAAAATTTGACAGAGCGTCAATCGCAAGGTGGATGAGAGCAAACGAAGGATATGGCTCTGTGGTGAAAAGGTGGGATAACGAGATTAAGAAACTAATATGATAATCAATCCAATTTTAGCGGAAGCGTGGAAATCTGGTAAGG